ATAAAGCTAAAACACCTACTTCCAGAATGTAATGAATGTGGACGTGATTGGAATCATGGACATGACCACGAAAGCGGTATGGCTAAGAACGAATTAAGAGATATGATCTCCAATGCTTCTAAGATAGATAGTATGATCGGTGAAAGTGATAATTTACCGGGATGGGTATCGGCTTATATTAGTCTTGCAGCAGACTATATGCATTCTGTTTCAGAATATCTTGCAGGTGAATCTAGTAAAGAACAAATGCCTGGTCCCGGTTACGGTTTAGAGGAGAAAAAAGGACAGAGCCGGGCACAACAAGCTGCTATCGCTATATCTCTTCAAAAAGCAGGTAAAAAATCCAAATAATATGAACTTAGACAAACTAAAAGGACACATTCCAGACACAGTAATTGCACAGATTCCAGGAGTTATGGAGAAGTTCCAAATCAATACTCCCTTACGTCTTGCACATTTTTTATCTCAGTGCGGACACGAATCAGGCGGCTTTAAAGCAGTAAACGAGAATTTGAATTACGGTGCTAAAGGTTTGATGACTACTTTTAAAAAGTATTTTCCGACCGAAGATATAGCAAAACAGTACGAAAGAAAACCAGAGTTAATTGCAGCAAAAGTATACGGCGGTAGAATGGGTAACGGTCCTGAGGCAACTAAAGAGGGCTGGAAATTTAAAGGACGTGGCTATATTCAATTGACAGGAAAAGATAACTATAAAGCATTCGATGCCGTAGTAACAGAAAGTATTCTTGAGAATCCAGATCTAGTAGCAACTAAGTATCCTCTACTATCTGCTGCATGGTATTGGAATAGTAGAAAGATAAATGCAACCGCAGATCTAGGAGCATCAGACGATACAGTAACTAAGGTTACAAAACTTGTAAACGGTGGTACTATCGGATTAGAAGATCGTAAGAAACATTTTAAAGAGTATCACGCTCTACTATCATAATATGACAAATAGAGATATTATAAGGAAGTTAATTCTCAATGAAGTTGAGAGGATGGAACCAAAAGTACAGACTTTTGAAGATAATCCTATTCAGTTTCTTCTACAGAAGTATCCAACCTTGAAAAAGACTTTGGAGATGTTAATGACACCGGCTTTCAAAGACTATATTACCGGTATTTACATTATAGCTCCAAAGCCTACTACCTTCAAAATTGTTTTGCACAACGGTCAAAGCTTTATGTTAACCTTCTTAGGTAAGGCTTATGAAGCAACTATTGGCGGTAAAAAGTTTTATCTTCAAACTATCGGTGAAAGAGAAAGAGCTACAAATGCTATTGCTAGATTACTAGCTATAGGTAATCCAATTGAAACAAAAGGTGCAGAAGGTGCAGAAAAAGTAGCAGGAGAAGAGCCAGAAGGAGCTCCTGAACCGGAAGCACCAGAAGAGGTAGCAGAAGAAGAAACAGAATCTTAAATAAAGAGTAAAGCCCTTCAAATTAGAAGGGTTTCTTCTTGTTTATCTGAATAATTTTAACTAACTTCAAGTAAAGATATAAGTTATGAGAATACAGACTATTCAAAAAACAATCAAAACTGCTTGCGGTAAAACAATTAGCTTCTTACAGACAACAGGAGATACTACTGTAAAGGCACATTCAACCGAAGGACCTGCAATTGTTTACCCGGAACATGAAAATCGTATACCAGAGTATTATCTCCACGGTATTAAACGCACTAAAGCTGAATGGAAAGAAGCTATCTCTAAAGCTAAAACCACTGTAACTGTCGATCCGATTATACTAGATTAGTATTAATAACCTATTTATTAGTAAACGCTATTATGGAATTTAATATACAAAACTTTTTAGTTAATAATAAATTAACTAAAAGATCTACAATAAGCGAGGACGATAATACAGGGGGTATGTTAAAGACTAACGCCGAACAGGGTGAAATGTCTGACGAAGAGATGTTTGGAGACGAAGAAGATACTTGGTATAAAGACGATTCAGATGATTCTACAGAGTTTGAAAAAGAACCTACTGCCAGAGACATAAAAAAGAGTCAACCTGACTCTAAAGACGGCGATGATATCTTTGCAAAACAGACTGAATTAAAGCAGTTAGAAGATAAGAAAGATGCATTGTTAATGCAATGGAAAAGCGGTGTTCTTACTACAGATCAATACAGAACTGCTATAGGAGAAATTCCTACTAAGATTAAGAATCTAAGAGCAGATATTGAAAAGGCTAGTAACGTAAGTCTAGATGACGAAGAGCCTGAGTTGTAAAATATAAACAATGAATCAAAGAGCGAATATAAGTGAAGCGATTAAGCAAGAACTTATAAGGTGCAAACAAGATCCTGTATACTTCATGAAGAAGTACTACACCATTCAGCACCCTACCAAGGGAAGAATGACTTTTAATTTGTATCCTTTCCAGGAAAAAGTTCTATACCTTTTACAAAAACACGACTATAGCATTATTAATAAGTCTAGACAGTTGGGTATCTCTACCCTAACTTCTGCCTTCTCTCTGTGGATGATGCTATTCGAACAAGATAAAAATATCCTTGTTCTTGCAACTACTCAAGCTACTGCAAAAAATATGGTAACGAAGGTAAGATTTGCCTACGATAATTTACCCAATTGGATGCAGTTACCGGTACTTGAACATAACCGTTTGAGTTTAAGATTAAAAAATGGTTCACAAATTAAAGCTGTTTCTGCAGCTACGGATAGTGCACGTTCCGAAGCAGTATCACTTCTTATAATTGACGAAGCAGCTTTTATTGACAGGATTGACGATATCTTTACCGCCGCACAACAGACCTTAGCAACAGGAGGTAGATGTGTAGCTCTATCAACACCGAACGGTGTCGGTAATTGGTTTCACAAAGAATTTACCCGTGCACAGATTGGAGAGAATAGGTTTACTCCTATTAGTTTACCGTGGACAGTACACCCAGAAAGAACTCAAGATTGGAGAGAGGAACAAACAGCACAGTTAGGGCCAAGGGCGGCTGCACAGGAGTGTGATTGTGACTTTAGTACATCGGGTGATACAGTTATTGAACCATCAACCCTTAATTGGTACCAAGAAAATACAGTCAGGGAACCTGTTGAGAAGTCAGGACCTAATCAATCTTACTGGCTATGGCATTATTGCGACCCAATGAAAAACTACATGATTGTAGCCGACGTAGCAAGGGGAGACGGGAAAGACTTTTCTGTTTACCATGTAATTGATATCGAAGATTTGACTCAAGTAGCTGAATACAAAGATCAAGTACCTACTAAAGACTTTGCCCGGACACTTGTATCGAAAGCTATTGAATGGAATAATGCTTTGTTAATAGTAGAGAATGCCAGTATCGGATGGGATGTTGTAACAACGATTCAAGAAATAGGATATCCTAACCTATATTATTCTCCGAGATCTGAAATCGTAGGTACGCAGATCGACCTCTACGTACAAAAGTTTGATAAAGGTGATGGAATGGTACCAGGTTTCGGTATGACACAAAAAACACGTCCACTTGTAATTGAAAAAGCTAGATCTTTTATCGAAGAAAAAGCTGTTATAATTCGATCACAGAGACTATTGGACGAATATAGGGTGTTTATTTGGAAAAACGGTAAACCGCAAGCCCTCCAAGGCTATAACGATGACCTCGTAATGTCGTTTAGTACCGGAATGTTCTTACGTGATACAGCTATTAGATTTAGACAAACGGCTATGGATTTAACCTATGCAAGTTTAAATAGCTATAGTAGAACACAAGGAGATTTCCAGGTATATACACCACAAAACAATAATAATCAACAAAATCCATGGAGTATGCAGGTAGGAGATCATCACGATGATATCACCTGGCTCCTAGGATAAAGATATTTATAAGATATGGCAGAACAGCAACCACAGCAACCGCAAAGGAACCTATTTTCCACGTTAAAACGACTGTTTTCCACCGATGTTATCATTAGAAACGACGGAGGAACCTTGAGAACAGTGGATGTAGACAATATACAAGTAAACGGTGTACTACAAACTAATGCTCTTGTAGACCGCTTTAACCGTATTTACACTACTTCCACATCCTACGGTGTTAATCTCAACCTTGCACAGAACTATCAGAGTGCTAGGGTGCAGATTTATGCCGATTATGAAGCCATGGACACCGATCCAATCATTGCTTCTGCTCTAGACATTATTGCCGATGAGTGTACATTAAAGAACGAACAAGGCGACGTAATTCAAATTAGATCAGCAGATGAAAATATTCAAAAGATACTGTACAGCCTTTTTTACGACGTGCTCAACATTGAATTTAACCTCTGGTTTTGGATTAGAAACATGTGTAAGTACGGTGATTTTTTCCTTAAGTTAGAAGTAGCGGAGAAGTACGGTGTTTATAACGTTGTTCCCTTTTCTGCTTACAACATTGTAAGGCTTGAAGGTACAAATCCAACTAATCCATCAGAGGTAATTTTTAAGTATGATCCGACTGCTGCATTAGGTGCTACTGCCGGATATTCTACTTCGTATCAGAATACAGACCTAGGTATTACTTTCTATAATTACGAAATGGCCCACCTAAGGTTGATTGGCGATATTAATTACCTTCCTTACGGCCGTTCTTATTTAGAGCCAGGACGTAGATTATACAAGCAATACATCTTAATGGAAGATGCGATGATGATTCATCGCCTTACCCGTGCACCACAACGTAGAATTTTCTATGTAAACGTTGGTGCTATACCGCCAAACGAGGTTGAAAACTACATGCAACGTATGATTAATAAGATGAAAAAAACTCCTCTTGTTGATCAGAAAACAGGACAATACAACCTTAATTATAACGTACAGAACATGCTTGAAGACTTCTTCATTCCTGTACGTGGTAATGATACTGCTACTCGTATCGATAATGCACCGCCTTTAGAGTATAACGGTATCGAAGATATTAACTACCTACTTAACAAGTTATTTGCAGCCCTTAAAATACCAAAAGCATTCTTAGGATATGAAAAAGATCTTACAGGTAAGGCAACACTTGCTGCCGAAGACATACGATTTGCTCGTACTATTGAGAGAATACAACGCATTGTATTATCTGAACTTACTAAGATTGCTCTTGTTCACCTTTATGCCCATGGCTATGATGACGAGTCACTAACTAACTTTGACCTGTCACTAACTACTCCGTCTATTATTTACGAGCAAGAGAGAATTGCTTTAATGAAAGAGAAGATGGATCTAGCTTCACAGATGATGGAGACTAGCTTCTTACCAACTGACTGGATTTATGATAAGTTATTCCACTTCTCTGAAGAAGAGTTTGATGAGTATCGTGACTTGGTTGTTGAGGATAAAAAGAGAATGTTCCGTATTAAACAGATTGAAGAGGAAGGAAACGATCCAGCAGAAAGCAGACAAGCATATGGTACGCCGCATCAAATCGCTTCAATGTACGGTGGATACGGTTCAGCAGCCCTTTCCGGAAATAATGTACCGCAGGGATATGATGAGACTAATCCTAACGAACCGACTAAACTACCAGGTAGACCGGAAAGTAAGGTATCACTTATCAATACCCACGACGATCCTCTCGGAAGAGATAGACTTGGGGTATATGATCTCAAATCAAAGCCTAATACCGGGGAAGACGGCGGTAGTTTAAAATCTAAGTTTACAGGCGGAAACCCAATGTCTCTTAGAGAAGAGCGTAGTATTACCAATGCAACATACCTACAAAACAGAAAAGTTTTAGAATCTTTTAAGAAAAATAGAGTAAATCTGTTTACAGAAAACAGCAGTCTGCTTAATGAATCACGTATTAAGCCAGATTCAGATTTAATTTAACACATTGATATTTATTAGTAAGCTATTTAGCGATGATTAAACACAGTAAATATAAAAATACAGGGCTTTTATTTGAACTTCTGGTGAGACAGGCCACTTCTGACCTAATGTCTAACACAGATCCAAAGGCTGTAAAAATTTTCAAGAAATACTTTACAGATACAGAGCTTGGTAAAGAATATACCCTGTATAATACTGCTGCAAACGCGCCAAAGTTAAGTGAGACTAAAGCAGAAATGCTCATTAGTACTATTTTAGAGCAAGCTAAAAAATTAGATCGAAGTAAATTAGATAGAGAGAAATATAACTTAATTAAAGAAGTTAAAAAGCACTACGATCTTGACGATTTTTTTAAAGCAAAAGTAGATTTTTATAAGATCTATGCTTCTGTTTATACTCTAATTGAAAGTCAAGTATCAAAAGAAGTTTCTGATACAAAACAAATTATTACAAATAAGCTCACTCTCCTTGAACACGTAACAAAAGAGGTATTAACTGAGAGAAAAGTAGCTTCCAAGGTAGTTCAAGAGTTCATGAAAGAAGATAAGGATGTTAGAATTCTTGCTTACAAAATTCTTGTAGAAAAATTTAACGACAAGTATGCAGGTCTTTCCACAGAGCAGAGAGATTTACTAAAAGAATACATTAACAATATCTCTGATACTAAGAAACTAAGAACTTATCTTAACACGAAATTATTAGAAGTTAAGACCGAACTAACAGGCTTTAAGTTTACTACGTCGGATAAGGTATTAGAGATTAAATTAAATGAGGTTTTAAATTTCATTAAACCTATAGGACCAAACGATTCTATTAAGGATGAAGTTCTAGTTGGATTAATGCAATACCATCAGTTAATAAGTGAGCTCAAAGCCGTAAAATAATGAATAATCAGTTTGCTACGCAGTTTTTATTGGAAGAGATGGATGCTTACGACTCTTTGAGGAGTATGCTCGCCGATTTAGGTGCAGAAGAAGATTCCATTAAAGTACTTGTTAAAGCAGTCGAAATGGGAGCATTACAGCCATCTGAAGCTGTCGAGATTGTTAAAAGAGCACTTAATATAGACGAAATGACAGGGTCGGGCGGGGTAGGCGGTGGAAGTACAGTAGGCGGCGGAACAATA